TTTTTTTTTTTTTTTTTTTATTTTTTATTAATTAATTTTTAATTTAAAAAATTAAATTTATTTTTAAAACAAAAAACAAACTATAGTTTTCTTTCTATCTTTTAATTATTTTCTCATGGATTTGTTCAAAAGTCAAGCACTTTCTCGCTACAAAGCCTTAAAGCGTTGCAGCTGGTTGTTGAGGAAGGGGTTGACACGGTGGTTTTGATCAGGCAGACTTGACTCACACTCGCTACAAAGAGTTGTAGCTGCTCGATACTTGCACTAAGGAGACTAGAGATGACTGACAACACTTACAACGGCTGGGCGAACAAAGAGACATGGCTGGTGAACCTCTGGTACGGGGACGATCTGGCTCAGATCATAGCCGACGACTCGGGCATTTACGAAGACGAGTGCGAGGTTGGTATTGACGCAAACGAGGCCGAGGAGTGGATTCGTTACATTGCCGAGGAAGTTGAGGCTCTAAGCCAACCCCCGAAGTCAGGTCTGATAAGTGACTTCCTTGAGACCTGCTGGGCTGAGGTTAGCTGGGTAGAGATCGCTGAATCAGTCTCTGATGCCGCAAAGGAGCTCGCAGAGGAATGATTGACCCCTTGTTGGTGGGGGTGCCTAGCCCCCGCCTCTTTTTATCCTCTTGATCCTTCCTTTGGAGTCTACATAGAACACTTGACACGGCCTCATGGTTCAGGCAAAATAAGTTACAAGAGTTAAGCAAGCCAAACGGAGAAGACGACATGAGCTACATCATCACTGACATGAACTACTACGACAAAAAGAGCGTTAAGCTCATTGACCTTGGAGAGAAAAACTACGAAATCTACAACATGGATGGTGACAGGATCGCACAAGCAACAGCAGACGAGATTCCAACATCTTGGGCAGGAGCGATAAGATTCCTGAAAGCAGAATCAGCAGCGCAAAGTGTAGAACTTGAAGATGGGACGATGGTGGCAGAGGCTTAATGCCTCTGTCCCTATTTGGAGGGGACCATGACCAAGCCCACAATCAATAAAATCAACGCTGGTGTCGCTCACTACGATGTTGAGATTGCCAAGGGACGGGGATACTTTTACTTCTATGGTCTGAGCGATGAGGGTCAGATGACAGCAGACAGCACAGAAAGCGTTATGTCTGACGTTCTAAGCTGCAACTCGCTTGAGGAATGGTGGGAGTATGTTGATGAGCAAGTAAAGGAGTCACAGCCATGAATAATTACATACTAGCAACCTGTCTTGCCGCTGCTCTCGGGCTTCTTGCTTGTTTCACAAACAGTGAAGAGCCAATGCCCGAGGAATTGCAATATTGTGAGATGGTTGACATCTGGCAGGACACAGACGGAGAATACGGCTGGCCTGACTACAACGGCAACTACGATGAGGTTTGCAATGATTGAAGTCATTGTTATTCTTTACTTACTGGCAGTAGCTGGGTTACTTTTCGAGCAAGTCATTTTACAGGAGGGCACATGACTTACCTTGGTATTGATGAAATGGATGTTGTTCTCTCTCAGATGTCTGAGACAGAGGTCAACGAACTCATGCAGGAACTACAGACAGGATACAGTAAGAAGCGTATCTCTCTAGGCCACGCTGTGACAGAAGAGGAAGAGAGTCGTATTCGTGATGACCTTCTCTCGGACAACATGCTTTACATGAAAGCCTTGAAAGAGCTGAAGGATCGTTACGAGAAGATGGCATCTGACGCTTGGCGTAAGTTTGACCACGAAGCTGAAGAATACATCAGGCACTTGAAAAACCACATGTCTGACGCGTATAGTGACAACGGACTAGAGAACTTACTTGGGAGAAGCGAAGATGAACAGTGAAGAGATGATTCGAGCGCAGAAAATTGAGAACATCATGGAGTATGTTGGAGAGACTAAAGAAGGCTGGGAGAACTTTACAGAGTGGGCTTTGAGTCGATACCCGCTTTCTTGGGATGTAGCTCAGATGACTCAGACTGGGCCGATGCTTCGCAGCGACAAGACTTTTATCGAGCTTGGGCGTGAGCTTTGCCGAGCAGTCGAGACAGATATGTGGCAGTATGTTGAAGAAAACTTTAATGTGCTGAAAAATAAAATCTAGCACACAAGTCAAAAGGAAACGCAAAAGATGATTACTATTGACAGCAGGAACGCCAATCAGGCTTTGCCAGAGGCGATAAGAAAGATCGGCGCTATAGGCAAGATCAGAGGCACACGAAATGGTCAGGCTTATGTGTTTGATTCACCACTGACTACAACATATCACAAGCCAACCGAGAGAGTTGTATTTTGGTCAGAGAGGGATGCCAACCCATTTTTTCATCTCATGGAATCTCTTTGGATGCTTGCAGGCCGCAATGACGTAGAGTTCGTCAGCCGATTCGTCAAGCGCATGGAGAGTTTCTCGGATGATGGTGAGACTTTCAACGGTGCATATGGCTACCGCTGGCGCTATCACTTTGTGTACGACCAGATAAACGAGGTTGTGGCCAATCTAAAGGCAAAACCTAACTCCCGAAGAGAGCTAATCAGCATGTGGGATGCGCATAAAGACATTAGCCTTGACAGCCTAGACTTGCCTTGCAATCTTCAGGCTCTTTTTCAGATTAACTCTGATGGCAACCTTGACATGATGGTTACTAACCGATCAAATGACATTGTCTGGGGTGCCTACGGGGCGAATTGCGTGCATTTCTCCTATCTTCAGGAGTATGTCGCCACTCTAGTCGGTGTAGGTGTGGGCCGTTATTACCAAGTGTCATTTAACTCACACGCTTACACTGACACATATCAGCAGGTAAAGCCTGTGGCTGACAAAGCATCAGACCCTTTCTCAGGCTATTCAAAGTGCTACTACGAAAATGGGTTAGTAGAGCCTTATCCACTGATAAGCATTGATGGCCAGCACTGGGATCATGAGTTAAAGAAGTTTATAGAACTCGTAATGCGCGGGGATGATCGCTCTAACCTTGTTGCAGGTAGCTTCAATGATCCATTCTTTAATCATGTCGCTTATCCTATGTACATGGCACACAGCACTTTCAAGTCACTGAAGGGCCGCCGCAAGTACCAGAAGTCCTATGAGTGGGCGAGCGAATGCCAAGCAAGTGACTGGCGTGTTGCTGCGCAGGAATGGATTGAGCGTCGGCGAGTGTCTTATGAAAAGCGCCTAGCCCGTGCAGAGGACGATGGTGTAATTTATGATTGATAGCAAATTCATAAGCAGTGTACGCAAGGCTGGTAAGATTGTAAGGTGCCACACACTAGGCGAGGACACAGACAAAGGTTACAACGTCGGGAATCATTGTTACAATGCGCTCAGCTTACTTCTTACTCTTAATCCCTCGGCAAGCAGCGAGTTGATAAAGACTGTCCTGTGGCACGACACATCAGAGCTTTGGTTGGGAGATATGCCATCAACAGCAAAGTGGAATAATCCTGATCTCAAACAGGCTTACGCAGAGGCTGAGAACAAGATAGACAAGTCTCTGGGGATTGACTACAATCTGAATGATCAGGAGATGCTTTGGATGAAAGCAGTGGATATACTGGAGCTGTGGATGTGGGCAATAGAAGACTCTCATCACAGCAGGAAAAGCATCCGACATGAGTGTGAGAAGTACATGGAAACACTCGATATGCCAAGCGTTGCCAGAGTATTTTACAACCGAGTGAAAAGCGAAATGACAAAATATGGGAGCAATGAAAATGGATGACAGCAACCCTAATGAGATTCAGGTTGGTGGAGATCACTATCAGAGCCAATTGCAACATTGGGACTTTGTCGCCAAGAACAATATCCCCTACCATGAAGGCAACGCTACTCGCTACCTTTCTCGCTGGCGTAAGAAGAACGGAGTTCAGGACTTAGAGAAAGCTCTGCATTACGTCAACAAGATCATCTCACTTTGTGAAGATGGTGTGAAAACTCCTCCGTGTGATATCATGTCTGGTGAGTTGCAGTATGAAGTTTGGGAGTTTGCAAAAGCCTACGGTCTTTCCATCCCAGAGGCGCACTGTTGCTATCTTATCTGCAACTGGAGAGGTGTTGATGATCTTCTTTCAGCCAAGGACACAATAAAACAGATCATTCGATATCAAAATGAAAGTCGGGGGTCATGATGAGGTGCAAGGCATGCAACAGGCTTATGACCAGCATGGACTTCATGATAGACCCAGAGCTATGCTACGTATGCAGGACTGTGGCCGGAGACCCTGACAACTCTGAGAGATACACACAGGGCGTAGACGGAATCGAGTACTTTTGCAGCGATCCCTTTATCTACAAATTCCTCCTAGATGAGGACGAATCACTCGGAGATGATGATGGGTAAGGTGGCAGCATACAATCAGCCATGCCCAGTTTGCGGGAGTTCAGACAGCATGAGTCTTTTCGCTGACGAGGGTGGTTATTGCTTTTCAGGTTGTCGTTACATTTCCAAGAACAAGTTACAAGGTCGAGATGATAATAAAATGGAAAAGCCAAAATACAACAAGTGGGACGTGGAAGAGGTAGAGAACTTTCCTCTTGCTGATTTGTCACATCGTGGTATCAAGCCAGAGGCCGTAGAAAAGTACGGAGTGCGTCAGGCAGTCCGGCAAGACACTGGTGAGGCTGATCGACAGGCGTTCTTCTATCGCTCTGGCACAGGCCAAGGTTGGAAGCGTAAAAACGCTATCCTCAAACGAGATATGGAGGTAGTAGGTGAGTATGGTGGGTTATTTGGTCAGCAAGTATTTCCGCGAGGAGGCCGCTTCCTCATTGTCACCGAAGGAGAAGAAGATGCTCTTGCGATCTGGCAGACTTTCGCCGCTAAAGGCAAAAATTATTCTGTGGTGTCGCTCGCTAACGGCGCTGGTGCAGCAGGGCTCGACAAACGTGAAGTGTGGGACTACGTTACTTCTTTCGAGCGCGTCCTCTTGGCTTTCGACTCAGATGAGCCGGGTGAGGAAGCAGTAGAGAAGTTTGCTGCAAACTACGCTACAGAAGTTAAGCTGAAGGTTCTTGAATTACCGGATGGTTGCAAGGATGCTAACGATTGCATCAAGCAGGGTCGTGAAGATGAGCTTTTGCGTCGAATCTATCAGAGCAAGGATTATCAGCCAGAGCTAGTAATCCCCGGTTCAGATGTCAGCCTTGATCTTATCTCTGAGCCAATCAAGCCGGGTTACAGCTTTCGTCAGTATCCGGACTTCAGCAAGAAGCTAGGCGGTTTGCGAGATGGAGAACTTGGCATTGTTATGGCACCGCCCGGTGTTGGTAAGTCAACTTGGGTCGCAGAGTTAGGCTATGACTTGATTGCTAACACCGATGAGAAGGTTGCTTGGCTGTTTCTTGAGGAAGACTTGAAGAAAGCAGCACAGCGTCTTATTGCTTTAGACAATAACGTGCCACTTCCAAAGTATCGACTTGATCCGACTATTTTGCCGAAAGAGACTGTAAAGACAAGCTATGACAAACTAATTAACAATGACAGGACGTGGTTCGTAGACCTCGGCCCTGCTGGCCGAGTAGACGTGGATCGCTTGCTACACATGCTGCGCTACTATCACGCGCAGGGCGTTACTCGATTCATCTTTGACCACATCAGCATTGTCTTCTCGCATGACAACCGCGACAACGAACGCAAGCTGATCGACAACGTACTGTCTGAGGTTGCGGCTTTCTGTGCTGCCACAGGCTGTACGATGGTCATGGTCGCGCACATCCGTAGGTTCGAGCAGAAGATCAACGTCAAGGACGAGGCTAACGACGCTGTGTGGACGTACATTGACCCTAGCATGGCTCGCGGCTCTGGTTCGTTCGAGCAGTTGGCTTTCTGGATCGCTGCGTTGGAGCCGGAAGTTACAGAGAACGAAGAGAAGGGCAGGGCGCGTATCAGCATCAAAAAGAATCGTGAGTGGGGTACAACTGGCCCTGCTGACATAGTTCAGATGAACATGAGCACAGGAAGACTGAACAAGTGGGAGGCTCCAGAGTATGACTACTAAGATGCTAATTATTGATATAGAAACAGACGGATTGCTTGAAACTATGACCACTGTGCATTGTGCAGTGGCTAAGGATTACAAGACTGCTGAGGTGTTTGAATACGGGCCAGAGGACATCGAGGATTTTGTACGCTCACTAGATGGGCAAGTTATCATTGGGCACAACATCATAAACTTTGACTCACCTGCTATCTATCAGTGGTGCGATGCGAATCAAGAGCTGTTTATCGGTGAGATATACCCACAGCCTAAGATGGAGATTGACACGCTGGTGCTTTCTCGACTGCTAAACCCCGACCGAGAGCGCCCAGATGGATTGCCACAGAAGGTGGGGCCACACAGCCTACAGGCTTGGGGTTATCGGGTTGGCACCCACAAAGGTGACTACGGAAAACAAGACAAGGCGTTTGACGAGTACAACGAAGACATGCTAAACTATTGTGTACAAGACGTTGAAGTTACTGAGCAAGTCTACAAGGCGTTGTTAAAGGAGATGGAAAGTTGAGCAGCGATAAGGAGCTAGTAGCTAAAGCGCAGAAAGGCGACAACGCTGCTATGTCTGAGTTGATAGAAAGGCACC